TCATACCGAAACATCGTCTCTCAGCGATAAGTCATTCCTCCTTTTTTTACATAAGTAATCTATAGCCTCATATATATCCATGTGTTTTAAATAAATCTTATTGGCAAGATTGCTTCTGCTTATTCCGTATTTACGAGCAATTTGTGGTAGGGTGAGCATTTTACCATAAATCTCATATTTTACATTGTTTGTACGATTGTTTTCTTGGGTTAGAATATCTGCCCATCTGCAATTAGAAGGCTCATAGTTACCTCTTGGGTCAATACGGTCAAGAGTTGTATTAGGAGGTCTAACACCCATATCCTTAAAAAAGTTCTCAAACTTTTCCCATTCTTCGCAATATGTAATATTTGCATAAGTATTATGGTTTTTTGAGTGATTAGGATTCTTGCACCTGCATTTCATCTCTTGCCAACTTTTATAGGTAGGTGTGCCGTTCATACCGTGCTTATAATTGCCTTTATTCTCAGCCATAGCTACACCTCCTCTATTATTTCTATTTCTGTTCTTGGATTCTCCTTGCAATAACCACCTTCTAACAAAAGAGTGATACAATTAAAACTATCATCTTTTATAATGCCTTCCTTTGTTAGAGGGTCGAGCAACATTTTTCCACTGTAATTATCAGGGTCTCTCCGTTTTTTATCAGGGAAATAATATTTAATTTTAACTGTTGCTTTCTCAAATGGTTTAGGTGGCTTCTCTTTAATAGAGGATTTCACAAGCCAATGCCACATTTCTTTTGTTCTTCTATATTCATTAAAATTGTGGCTATTTCCCAAGTATTTATTATTGGTTGGTGGAATTGTATTCACTATAATTTTAGTCTGCATATTTTTCCTCCAACATTCTGTAAATTTCGCATTTTTTAAATTGTTCACAACAAAAAATCTTATGGTGTGAATTTCTCTTTTTTTCTGAGAAAAAGACCAATTTAATGATGCAATCGTCTGTTATTCCCTCACAAGATATTTTCCTTTTATCACTTGCCTTAAAAAACGGACATTTTACATCCACATCATCAAATATTGTAGGCATAACACTACCACCCATTTAATTTGATTTGGTAATCACAACCATCTTTAAATCCTTTATTATAGCCTTGCTTGTATTTTTCAGCCTTTTCATGCTCTATATCGTCAGGTTTATTAGCTCCTAACAATGCTACAAGCAGCACTCCTACAATAAAGCCTATAACGAATATTAAAAAATTTTGCATTTTATTCCTCCTTAAATACACCGCTTTCTATAAGTCTTGTTACAATTCTTTTAATCATTATGGGAGGTACGGACATTCCACATATATAATTAACTCTGTTTATACTGTTAATTACAAATTGGTAATCTAATGGGAAAGTAGCTCCTTTAATTATTTCATTTTCCGTAATTCCCGTGTTTTCTTCAAAGCGATAATAACTTGGTGCTTTAGCTCGTAATGTCGGCAAAACTTTATCTTTGTATATTATTTTTTCATTAAAAAAACTTGCTTTGCCATAAAGGCGTTCACAGCTGTCTGCTAAATCTGTTTCACCTTCTTTTGCATTGCACAACAATTCAAAAACCTTACTATCTTTGTTTAAACATCTTCCTTTTTCACAACAAATATCTTTAAATAAAACAGGTTCATAATTAAAATCCATATTCAAATCCCACAAGTCAAAATCATTATCCTCTCTGAGAGCAACAAAAAACACTCTATGCCTTGCCTGTGGTACACCCATATATTCACCCTTTAAGAGCCAATGCTTAACTTGATAGCCTATATCATTTAATTGCTGATATATCTTTTGAACATAGCTCCAAGCCTCGCCTTTGATAAGCCCTTCAACATTCTCCATAATCATTACTTTAGGTCTTAACTTTGCAACCGTTTCAATGAATACAAAGGATAAATCATCAAGAGTTTGCTCTGCCTGTCCTTCTCTAAATTTCTTTTTCTTGCCCCAGCTTTCCTCTCGTTCACCAGCCATAGAGAAAGTGGTACAAGGTGGAGAACCATCAAGAATATCAAGGTTAAATAATTCTTCAGGTAATTCCTCATTAGGAATTTTATTAAATTCTCTTATATCCATAAGAAAGTTATGTTTAGGATTATGATTTTTTATGTAGACCTCGTTCATTTTAGGGTCTATCTCACAACACCCTATAACCTCACAACCCGCAAGTTTATATCCCATAGTAGAACCACCACCACAAGCAAAACAACTAAATACCTTGAGTCCATTTTTCTCTTTTGGATAATCAGCAAAAGTCCATTTCCAATCAGTAGATTTTATAGGCTTATACTGTTTTCCTTCTTCACCCATCATGTCAAAAATATCTATCTGTTCCATAAGCTACCTCTAAAATGGTAAATCTTCATCATCTGCATTGCCTAAATCTTGAAACTCATTCAATCTGTCTTGCAACTGATTCAGAGGGTCATTTTCCGGGTCAACCGGTGCATTATTTTCTGAATTATTATCTGCTTTCTTAAACTCCACAAATTGAACATTATTAGCCACAACTTCAAATGCAGTACGATTATTGCCATCCCTGTCTTGATATTTGCGAGTCTGTATAGAGCCTTCAATACCAATCATTGAGCCTTTTTTGAAATACTTACAAATAAACTCAGCCGAGCTTCGCCAAGCTACTATATTTATAAAATCAGCTTGTCTTTCTTCACCCTGTTTGTATCTTCTCTCAACTGCAATACTAAAAGAGGTTACTGAAACACCACCTGATTGAGTAGTCTTTAGCTCAGGGTCAGCAGTTAATCTTCCTGTTAATACCACTAAGTTAAACATTTTTAAATCTCCTCCTCAGACGGAAACGAATATCTTTTGATAACCGTTGATTTTCCATATCGTGTTTTTACCTTGATTGACTCTTTTTTAATCTCCACTCCGTCTTTTAGACGGAGGTTGGAGACTACTGTTGCAAGTTTAGTAATGCCTAAATCAGCAAAGGCTTGAATTGGAGTAATAGAGCCAAAATCTTTGATATACTGCAAAACAGCTTCTTTCTGAGTCATGGTTATGCCTCCTTAACCTCTCCGGTCTCCTCGTCAATATCTGTATAATCAGCCTCAAATACAGTCTCATCATGTACGGAATACATATCCTCAGAAAGCTCCGTTTTAATGGTTTCATCTTGTGAGATACCTCTGATAAAATCAGTTTTTAAAGGAGCATATTTTAAAACTCTCTTTAAAACAGTTTTCTTAGCCATTTCTTCAAAGTTAGTTTTCCACGGAGAGAATGAAGAAGAATAAGCCTTGCTATATTTAGCAGCATGAGCTTTAACATCATCCATTGACATTACCTCAAAGCCGAATCCACCTTGCTTAGTCTTAAACATTGCATATACAAGGATTGCTTCACCTCTATTGCTGGAGGCAGGTTTATGTACGAGTTTAGGTTCTAAACCATATTCATAAGAGAAATCATCGTTTTCATAAACTATATGAGCTTGTACTACCTCAACCTCACCGGACCGATAAGCAAGGTCAATTAAGCCCTTATATCCAAGTTGGAATTGACACTCTTGCACACCCTTGTTAGCATAGGGAAGGAGGTAGGCTTGACCGAGAGGAGTATTAGGTTCTACACCGAGCTGTGCAGCACACATCATTGCACCTAAAAATGATTTAGGAGTACAGCTTGCAAGTTTAGGATTTACCGATAAGGCACTTAGTACCATTCTTGTAAATCTTTCAGGAGTGAGGACTGAAGGGAGAGCCTTTGCTATCTCGCCTTCCATAGACTTAATATACTGTTGCATGGTCTTTTGACCGTTATTGTTTGTAGTAGCTACTTTATTCTGAATTGTGTTTGACATAATTATTTCTCCTTAAAATTACTTTTCATTTACTTTAAATGTGCGATAAGTTGAAGTTTTATAATAATCACTTAAATCAATATTAGGATTATCTTTAGCAAACCTCTTGCTATCAAATGATTGTCTTAAAGACGATGCGAAAGAAACTTTATATTTATCAGATTCACCTTTAGCCGAGCTATCCATAAATACCTTGACCTTATTAGCCATCTCGTCTCTTAGATTTTCTAACTCTTTAATCTGTTTTGATAAAGCTATGTACTGCTCAAGAGTAGAATCATAAGCAAATAGATTTACAGGTGTATCATCATTTGACTCAGCTAAGACAGTTTTAATTGTATTTGTGGTTGCCTCAGAGCCATCTATCATTGGAGGCTCACCCTTTTCAACACAAGTCCAAAACTCTCTCTCAGCTTCCATTAGAGCCTTGATTTCATCTTCGTCTCGCTCTATTTCAAATACCTTAAACTCTTTACCGAGAATAAGAACAGCAAGATACCATTTCTTATAACCGGTAACTGCCATATAGTGCATACATTGAACATAGTAGTTTTCAGGAAACTCACCATTTTTAAAATTCTTGAGGTTGAGAACAGAAGTAGTCTTACATTCAAGACCTGCGTTTTCACCTACAATCAAACGGTCAACATTTGCATGAGCAAAAGGATAATCAGAGTTCCAAAGAATAAAATTCTTTCTTCTAACCTTTTTACCGGTCTGTTCTGTAAATCTTTTTGCAACATAATCCTCAAGGTCTCTACCTAATCTCATAGCCTCATTATCTTCCTTTGGAGGAAGTTTGCCGAGCTTATCAGCCCATACTGTATAAGGACTTGAGAATGAATTGAGTCCTACAACTGCTGCCGCATCCGAACCACCAATATATTTTTTACGAATTTCCAACCATTCCTCATGGTTATTAAAAGCAATTTCCTTAATCATCTATCTTTAAACCTCTCAATTCTGCATTAAATTTCAGTCTATAAATTTTTTCTTTAAGCTGTTTGTTTTCTTTTATAAGGTTTTCAAAGTATTCTTTCTTTGCCTTATGCTTCTTAATTGCTTCATCAATCAAGCCAACCACTATGATTGATAAGAGCAACAATGCGAAAAATATAATTACTGCTATTTGATAATCAAGCATTTTTTTCTATCCTTTCCTTTGCTATATTGAAGTAATGCTCATCTAACTCCATACCAATAAAATTACGATTGGTATTAACTGCTGCTACACCTGTGCTACCACTACCCATACAACAATCTAAAACTAAATCATTTTCATTTGTATATGTTTTAATTATGTACTCCATTAAAGCAACCGGTTTTTGTGTAGGGTGTAAGCCACCTTTGTCTCTAATGAATTTTTGAATTGTCTTAGGATGTCTTTTGCCATCTTTGTTGTCGGTAACTACCGTTCCAAGACCACCTTTCCAATTTTCACTCATTCGCCCTGATTTCTGACAATATGGCTTTCCATCAGTTTTTTGAGGAAAATATTTCATTGGTACTCTTTTCCCGTTTGTTACTCTGCCTTTACCAAACACAAATATAAACTCATGTATTCTAAAAGGCTGAAGGTTTACATTTGGTGCATTTGTACCATTGTCCTTTTCCCAAACCCAATCATACTTATAAAGATGAGGCATCAAATTAAATAACTGCACACCGAATCTAAAAGTACCTGTTAAAACGATTGCACCATTTTCCTTGACGAGCCTTTCAAACTCTTGACAAACTTTGTCTAAAGGGAAAGATTTATCCCACTTATTGCCTGTTTCCTTGTATGGTAAATCACAAAGAACCAAATCAATAGAACCATCAGGAATATCCTTCATCAATTCAAGGCAATCACCTTGTTTTAAATCTACTTTCATTTTCCTTTGTTACACTCCTTGTAAAACTCAATCAGAGCTTTCTTAATTTCTTCCACCCTTATTTTTTTCTCCTCTTTGGTTAAGTTAGGGTGATGGACTCTTACTGTTGCCATTTAACCAACTCCTTCGGTGTCTTTTAGGACACTTTTTAATTAAAAAAAATGCCTGAAGGGGATTCAAGACCTAAATAGTCAACGATTCCTTGAATCTCACTTTGAGTAAATTCTGTTATGCCATTACATTTTCTATAAAAAGCAGAACGAGACATCCCAAGTCTTTCACACATCATTTTGATGGTGATATTTTTCTTATTCATTTCATACTCTAACAATGCCTTATCCATCTGTCTCACCTCCTGTCAACCTAATCAAGTGTCTTAAAGGACACACAAATAATAACACCATTTACTTTTTTTGTCAACAACTTTTTTGTCTTTTAAGCAACTTTTTTGTATTTTTGGAATTTTTTGTTGCACAAAAGACACAAATCTGCTATACTTTAAATAAAGAAAGGAGGTAACAAATATGGCAAGTGGAGATATGTCTTTAAGAATTAAAGAATTACGAAAAGCAAAAGGATTAACTTTAGAGGAAGTCGGCAATATGGTAGGTGTTGGTAAAAGCACAGTAAGAAAATGGGAAACAGGTATTATTGCCAACATGAAAAGAGATAAAATTGCTGCACTTGCAAAGGCATTAGATACAACTCCTGCTCATTTAATGGGATGGGAAGAAGAACAAAAAAAGAATGACATCCAAGCAGACATCATTCTTAAAATGCGAACCGACTCAGATTTTATGTCGGTTGTTGAAACTCTTTATAAACTTGATAAAGATAAATTGCAAAGTATAAGCCAAATGCTAAATACTCTTTTCAAGTAATTTTTTTATTAGGTCAAGGAGACTTATATCATTACATAACCTTAAAAGTTTAGTAATTTTATTGATATAATCTTCTTTCAATTCATCCTGTGTGTGTTTGTTTGATAGTGTTAATGTATGTTCGTTTTTTAGCATTAGTCTTACTCCTCGCACGATAATATGTAGAACATTCGTTCGATTTAATTTTACCATTGAAAAATATTTTTCGTCAATGGATTTCGTTGGGTGAATTGTAAATCTTTGGTAACAAAAAATCAATATCCAAATAGTAGCCAACCCCTAAAATCAATTATTTTAAGGTGTAATATTTGGTACTTTTAGGGTATCGAATAGTACACAACCCCTTATAAATCAACACTTTTAAGGAGATAAAAATGTATACACGAATAGATTCAAAAATTGTTATAAAATACCTTGTAACTTTAAAAGAAAAAAGCGGTCTTACCTATGAAGCTATTGCTGAGGCAAGCAGAATACCTGAATCAACCGTCAAAAAACTCTTTTCAGGGAAAGTTGAAAATCCCGGTTTAGATACCATATTGCCTATAATGTTTGTCTTAGGCGGCTCTTTTGATGAAATAACCGGCAAAAATAAAGACGAAGTTAAAGAGTTTTCTATAAACTCTATTAAAGAAATGTATGAATTTCAACTTGAAGAAAGAAGAAAAACCGAAGAAGCTCACATTAACAATATAAGGTCTCACTATGAGCAACACCGTGAAGATGTAACAAAAAACTATGAAATGCGACTTGCAGATAAAAGAGAAATTCTTAAGGAAAAAGAAGAGCATATTAAAACCCTTAAAAAAGAAAATCTCATATCAAAAATTCTTGCTGGTGTAGGCTATGGTATTCTTATAATCCTTTTAATTCTTGAAGTTTCAAATCCAAGTTTAGGTTGGTTAAGGTTTTAAGGATATAGTACATATATGTTTATATAAAATAGAATTTGAAAGGAAATGAAAATATGAGTCAACGAGACCTAACTTTATCGGATATGTTAATATGTTTAGCTGATAGAGAATATTCCCATAGTAATACAAACAGTAGGCAAGCACTTGAAATACTTTGCTTAAAACAATATAAACAATTATTTTTAGAGCTTCATTATTCAAAATCAAAAAGTGAAATGCTTAAACAACTAATAGAAAAATCAGAATCAAATTTAAGAGAAAATGAATTATTAGGACATGATAGTTCTCACCGGTTTAAAGAAATTTGCAAATCCAATAAAAGCAAAGCAAAAAATGATTTAAACGAAGAATTAAGTAAAATAGAAGAAATCTCAACTAAATTAAAAAAACTTGAAACCTCTAAACCAATACAAGATATTGTAATAAGAGAATTTAAGTTTTTTTAATGAGAATGTAATTTAAGAAAAGAAGTGTTTTAATGCTCGTATTTAAAATTATTGCTTGCATCGTTTTTGGTCTTATCGGCTTTTTTGCGTTCCTTAACCATTCTTATTTAAAAGAGTTAAAAGAAAAGGCAACCAAAGAAGAAAAAAAGGCACTTGAAAGAATAGAAAATATAGCAATATTCTTGCCAATAATTATTATGTGTTTCATAATAATACAATAAGAAAGGAGGCAATCTATGTACAAAGAATACCCACACTTTGAGCCTGAAGAATTATTAGAATATTTAAGAAAATCAAGGTCAGATGACCCTATGCTCTCTGTTGAGGAAGTGTTAGAAAAACACGAAACTATTTTAAAGGAATGGGCTGATAGAAATTTAGATGCACCTATTCCGGCTGATAATATCTATCGTGAGGTTGTATCAGGTGAAACTATAGAGGGTAGACCTGAAATGAGAAAACTGCTCAAGAGGATTGAATCACCTAAAATAAAAGCTGTTCTTGTTGTAGAGGTACAAAGACTTTCAAGAGGAGATTTAGAGGACTGTGGTAGATTGATAAAGCTCCTCAGATATACTAATACAATGGTTATCACTCCACAAAAGATTTACGATTTAAACGATGAGTATGACCGAGACGGATTTGAGAGGGAATTAAAAAGAGGAAATGAGTACCTTGAATATACTAAGAAGATATTGCAGAGAGGTAAAGCCTTATCTTTGCAAGCCGGTAATTATATCAATGGTGTAGCTCCTTATGGTTATGAGAGAGAATGGATTACTGAAGGTAAAAGAAAATGCCCCACTCTTGCAATAGTAGAAGATGAGGCTAAGGTTGTACGCATGATATTTGATTGGTATGTCAATGAGGGTATAGGTGCAACAAAGATATGTCAGAGACTTAATTCTATGGGTATCAAACCCAAAAAAGGAGAGCTATGGAAGAAGTCAAGCATTGTTAATATGCTTAAAAATGAGCATTATATAGGTAAGGTGGTTATTCGCAAGCATATTAAGGTAAACACAGTCCATAACCAAGAAATCCTCACACAATGCGTTTTTAATGAAGATTTTGAGGTTGTAGACGGAAAGCACCCTCCAATTATTGACGAGGATTTGTTTTATAGAGCCAATAATAAGATACACCGTTATCCTTCTGTTAAGCCAAACAAAACACTCCAAAATCCTTTTGCTTCAATTTTAAGATGTGAGTGCGGCAAGGTTATGATACGAAGAAAGAACAGAAATACATACCGCTATCTCTGTGATGAGCAAATGTTTTGTGGTAATGCCTCTATTGGTGAAAAAGAATTGATAGATGCAGTAATAATTCATTTAAAGAAAGAATTAGAAAACATATCAGCAAGAGTAACCAACGATGACGATAATAAAAAAGAGAAACACACCGAATATGTGTCTCTCCTTGAGTCTAAATATGTTGAAGTTGAAAAGAAAGAATTATCCCTATGGGAAAAATATACCGAAGAAAAAATGCCTAAACAAGTTTTTGATAAACTCATGGCTAAATGTATGGAGGAGAAACAGAATCTTGAGAACGCATTGGAAACAGCTTATAACGATGTGCCGGAACACATTGATTATAATGGTGCAATCGCAACATTGCACGAAGCCATTGATAAATTAGGTGATAGTTCTGTTTCTGCCTCCACAAAAAACAAGCTACTATTAAAGGTTGTAGATAAAATTGTTTATCGTAGACCTAAAGCAATACGAATGACATCTGAAGAAGCTAAAGAAAAAGGTATTGAGTTAGCCGGTGGATGGTACTGTCCTGACTTTGAATTAGATATTGACCTTAAAATTTAATAATTCTCAGCTTTAACTTCAAAATAGGCTTGAGGATGGTTGCAAACCGGACATACCTTTGGTGCATCCGTTCCAACATGAAGATGACCGCAATTTTTACATTCCCAAACCATTGTTTCAGCCTTTGCAAATACCTCATTATTTTCAAGGTTTTTAATTAAAGCTCTAAATCGTTCTTCATGGTGTCTCTCAATCTCAGCTACCATTCTAAACTTTTTAGCAAGCTCGGTAAAGCCTTCTTCCTCAGCTTCTCTCGCCATTCTTGGGTACATACCTGAAGTACCTTCCCATTCATAGTTTTCACCGTCTGCTGCAGCTTTAAGATTTGTCTTTGTATCGCCGATTCCGTTTAAATACTTAAACCAAAGCTTTGCGTGTTCCTTTTCATTGTTTGCAGTATCAAGGAAAATTGCAGAAATCTGCTCGTAACCTTCCTTTTTGGCAACACTTGCAAAGTAAGTGTACTTGTTTCTGGCTTCGCTTTCACCTGAAAAAGCAGCCATTAAGTTTTTTTCTGTTTTGCTTCCTTTTAATTCCAT